ATCTGGTAGAGGTGGAACAATTATTGCTGGTGAACCATGGTCAGCTGGAAAGGCACTAACTGATAATCAGATTGCTGAGATCAAATCAGGTATTGCTTCAGGTAAAAACTATTCTTTCCGTTTGATGGAACAATATGACAAGCAACAAGGTAACGCAAGAGCAGCTGTTACTGGTGGTGGATTAAGTAACATCGATGGTGATAGTCTATCCAAGAAGTCTGGTGACAACGAACAAGCTAAGTTAGACGCAGCTAAGGGTGGTGGTACTGCTAATATTGTTTCTGCTCCAACAGTTAACAATAATAACACAACTCAAACGGCTAACGTGAAGTTGTCTCCACGAAACAACGACAATACCGTCAACAAGTATTTAAGTAGCAGATACGCAATGTAAATGCAAAAAGCCACCTTTCGGTGGCTTTTCTTTTGGTGCTAACGATTAGTCTTCTTTAGCGATCTTCTCGAAGTAAGACATCACATCATCGTCATCATCTTCCATTGCTGGTTTAGCTGATGCCTTTGGAGTGAAAGCTGGCGCAGAACGAGTTGGTTCTGGAGCAGCAGCAACTGGACGATCTTCTTGTTCAGCGATCTCTGCAGCAGACTTGCTAGCAAAAGAATCACCACTCAATACTTCTTCCAACTTCTTCTTCAACTCATCATAAGACTTGAAGTTCTTACGATCTGTAAACTCAGACAACTTGTGCTGAGAATTAACGATTGCCAACAGACGATCTTCGTCATCAGAAACCGCAGATGGTTCGCTGAATACAGACTCATCATAGTTAGCGTAGCCATCCTTCTTGCGCATACGCAGCTTGAAGTTAGCACCTTCCCACAAATCAAACACGTTGACTGGCTTCTCGTCTTCAAAAGTAGGACGAGCCTTGTCCATGATCTTATCAAAGATCTTCTTACCGAACTTGAACAAGAATACCTTGCCTTCATTCTCTGGGTGCTTTGGATCAGACACAACCAAGACGTTTGCAGTGAAACTCAGCTTACGCTTTTGTTTACGTGCAATTTCTTTGTTTGCTTCAGAACCAGAGTTCCACAGCTTAGTGTTCAACTCACCAACAGGATCGTTTTCACCAAGAGTAGTCAGTGAGTTCTCAATGTACCACTTACCAGTTGGACCTTGGAAACCATGAGAGAAGATACGAACCCATGGGAGTTCATCGCCTTCTACACGTGGTAGGAAACGTAAAGTGGCAGTACCATTGCCAGCTTTGTCACCTTCAAGACGCCAGAATCGGTCGTCGTTGTATGACTTAGTTTCAGTTTGGGGATTTGCGACTTTTTCGAATGCATTTGCGATTGCACCAAAGTCAGAGTTGCGCATGGCACGGAGTTTTTGAATATCCATCGTATTTCCTTTGTATAAAAATATTAGTTTGTATCGTTTTGTCGTATGTGTGTGATAAAGATTTCATCTTCAACCCCAACGTCATCGTCGAAAGGATCGTCGTAGTCTTCTTCATCCACATAACTATTTAGCGTTCTCATACCACCAGTTTTTTTACCGTTGGCATGTTTGGCTGGTTTCCCAGATCGCCCACCAAATTCATCGTCGTACTTCTTCGACTGCTTATTGTAAGTCTTGCCCATGATTTTATAAATCTAAAACTTCTTCCTTGAAGGTATTAAACACTTTGTCAATACGTTCCTTGTCGTATTTCACAAAACCCTTAGCCTTATCAATTCTACGGATATCGTTCTCCCATAGAACTACCATTGAAGTGTTTTCTTTCCACTTCTCAACCACGTTTAGCATATCATCAAGAATTCGTACAGTCTCAATGCTAATCTGCTTTCCAAGGTATAGCTTTAGTATACTTGGATATGAGTTGGAAGTAAAGTAAAAGATGTCCTGTTCTTTGTGTTTGTTTTTGTGAGCCGTCATTAAGATCGTTCCACAATCATCGCTGAATATCTTTGTAATTGATTGCTTACGTTTCTGCCACTCAAGAAGATTCGTTTCCGCTTCTTCGTAAGAATAGAGTGACGTGTCATTACCGTATGCAAAGTTAGCTACAAAGAACTGAATTAAATCTTTATCCACAGGATACTTGCGTGCCAACTTCTCAAAGATATATCGATCGTTTCTTGCATTGAACGCTTCACGTGTGCCTTTAACATTGCCACGATTCTTGAATACATCGAAATTATCTTTGGTGAAGTGCAGCTTAATAGCCATGTAATACTTGTAAGCCTTAAATCCGTCCACTTCGTGCTTTCCTACATGCTTCTCTAATTTCAGGTGTAAAATCTGGGGAGATTTCAGCCAATGAACAGTCAATAACCTTAACTGTTTGTTTTGGTTGCGTCATGAGAAAGTAAATCCCACCAGCAAACCACATTAGAGCAAAAATAATTACGCCAATATCAGACGTCCAGTTGTGCTTGTTTTGGGAGGTAGTTGAGTTCACGGAAATTCATCTCGATTTTATCCTTGAGTGACTTATTGATCAGCTTGGATACGTCAGAAGGCTCAAGGTAGTTTTCTTTACAGTAATCAAGAACAGCATCCATATAAGACATGCGTTTCTCTCTTACCACTTGTTCAATGTATAGGGAAAATTCGTTAGAGTTCTTAAACATTAGTTAGGGTTCTTTGTCATATAGTAATTAGAAGATTTTATTGCACGTTCGAGTTCGCCATACTCTTTCAACTTAGCTTTATACAGTTTCCAAATGGGAGTATCTGTGTTATCGGGATCCATCTTGCGTTCAAACTTATCAAGAAACAAGCTGAAGAATTTATCCATCTTCATGCGTTGAACAAAGAGTTCACCTTGTAGTTTTCGGATACCTGCGTAGTTTTGGTCACCAGCTAAAGCAGAGAGTTGTTGTAGCGTATTCATAGTGTAATTATACCTCATTTATTATTGCAAGACAAGTTTGTAATCTTACCTTCGTAGAAGGCAAGGTCAAGTGATAGGGAAGCGACTTCTCCCTCTAAAGATTGCAGCTGAGCATTTAGCTTCTGCAATTCTTCATAGTGCTTCTTTGTAAGAAGTTCGATTGTTGCTTCGTGTGCTGCACATTTTACACAGAACGACATTAGTTTCTCCTCATTGTTGCAATTTCTACTGCCTGTTCGTCAGAGAAAACTGGAACAGAGTTAGACTTATGCATGGTGCCAATACCTTTGATTTTATCGCCAGTATAACGTGGTGATTCTTTCTTGCTGCATGGACCACCTGTGAATGGAAGACTGGGGATCTTAGGCGTCTCACGACGAGCAGGTTTCTCCAGCGAGTATGACCAGTTATCCTTAGTCTTTGCAGCTATCGGCTTCTTGGACTCATACTTCTTTAACAGCTTTTCCCAAGATGCATCCAACTCACGTTGCTTGGCAGTTGGCTTACGTTTCTTAGACTTTTGGGGTGTAGTGAATATCATAACCATAATTATACCTCAAAACCGAATAAAAGTAAACAGTTATCTGTAGTAGCAGTACTGAACAGTACGGTGACCACCAAACTGATCGACGACAGGGACAGACTCACACCATTGCTGAGGTTGCGGAGCGTAGACTGGTGGAGTTACGTACACAGGCGCAGGTTGCACATATACAGGTTGAGGGTTGATAACAACTGGGTTACCATTCACGTTGAACACGGCATTGGGTCGTGTCAATTGTTGCAAAGTCCAGAGACCTGCAGCGCCAGCAAGGATACCCTGCTCTCGTGGACCCCATGCATGAGCAGAGGCACTAGTTAAAATTCCAACGCTAACTAACAGACCAGCGATAATTTTCTTCATATACACCCTTTGATTAAACTAAACAAGTACCGAGTTGTTCAATATAGAACGTACGGTTATTTGACATCATGACTGCAGTTCGTGTAGACTTCTTGTAATAAAGGTTGCCGTTATAACTAAACAACTCACCAACACGAACGACTCGAAAAGAAATTTTCATAATATATCCTTAAACAGTTTGACAGAACCAGCTGTTCTTTTCAATCTTACGTTTAGCAGACATCATCTTCTTACGAAGAGCCATAAACTCTGCAGTGGGTTTAGCGTGAATGCCACCAAGTTCCATCATGGCAAGAAGGGCAGCATCTCGTTTAGCGTAGGTTTCAAGAGCAACCAGAGGAATCATAACCTGACGGCTAGAACCACCAACATTCTTAAAAACAGGGCTAGTATAGAGAACTTTCATCACGGTATCCTTTTCATTCATCATAAGATTATTATACATCAGAACCGAATTAAAGTAAACACCCTAAATGCAGAAAACCCTACTATCGGTAGGGTTATTCTTAGAAAACGAAAGGATTACTTTTTAGAGGCTGCATAGACAAGGCAGACGCTATCTGTAGCCCCATAAGCGCATCGGACAGCCATAGGGTCAATTCCCTTTACAATAGCCGATTCTACGCTAGACTTAATGGCTTCGTCTTTCTTGATATTGTAATACGTGGTGCACAAAGTAGCTGTAAGAGCAATAATAACTACACCAACAATAAATGCAATCCCATCTTTACTTTTTTCGGTACTCATATTTTCTCCTTACCATGATCCATCATCTAAAATCAATCGAACCCAAACTGGTCCAAGTGAGACATAAAACCCACGCATGTTGGGGTTCAAATCATCGGGATGTAATTGTTCAAAACGAACATCCCAATGAAATGGGTTGACTGCTAAGCCAGCCCAAATTCCTGAATAACGAATGTATTTACTTAAGATCTTTAACATCGTCGCAGATTCCATATTTCTTAGCCTCAACTGCACTTAGCCACATATCTTGTGGTGGCAGTAAGACTTCGCGAATGTCTTTGTCAGATAGACCAGTGCACTTTTTATAGTGAGCAATCATTCGCTTGGTTGTCAAATCAAACTCTTTAATTTGCGCAAAGAGTTCATGTTCCTTACCAAAAGCACCCCATGAATATTGGTGCGATAGAATTGAGGTGTTTGGAGTCAACAGACGTTGTCCTTTATCACCAGCAATAAAAATCATAAGACCTGCTGAAGCAATTTGCCCAAGTCCAATCGTGCGAATTGGAATAGCAGAACCACGCATAACATCCACAAGAGCGAACGCAGCATTTAAATCACCTCCTGGACTGCAGACAATGAGGTTAAGCATGTCTGGTCGTTCTTCTGTAAAATTGGCTTCAAAGATCCACTCAATGGCATTCTTACATGTCGCCAGACTTATCTCTTCCATCAGCAGAAAGAAAGAGTGTTTCGAACTGTCCTCTTTCAACTGTAGGTTTAGCTTTTGCATCATTTTGTTTCCTGCCTTCTTTATAAAAAATGTGACGACCTATCACAACGGTTTTCAATAACTTCCATCCTGGACGCACATAGTCTGCGTGGTAGTACAGGG